TTGTTTAGGTATAAATTTATTTCCATACAAAACATCTATAACTAATGATGATTTAAACCCAAATGATTTAATGAAAACATTTCCAGATTGGGCATTTCCTAAAAATTCTATTCAGATAGATTCATATACAGAAAAGGAGTGGGCATAAGCCCACTTCTCAGGAGGTAAAATAATGAAACTAACAAAACTAGAAAAACTTTTTCTAGAAACTCATATAAATAGGTTTGGTCAGAATGATGGATCAAACTGCATACATTGGGATATTGCAGTAGCAACTGCGAAACTTTGCGATATTTCAATTAAATCACTTAGGGGAGTATTTGGCTCTCTTGAGAAAAAAGGAATAATCTATCAAGAAGGTTTAGATTATGACTTTAATATTAAATCTGGTTGGACTGCTAAAAAGAATTGGTATTTCAATCTACCTGTTTGTGCTGACGGATATCCTATTGCTACAATAGAATTTATTGAAAGCACATTAAATTCAAAACAGTTAAGTAAATAATCCTGTATTTACTAAGTAGCCATTTCATTATATACAAAATGGAATGGCTACTAAACAAGAGATACTATCCAAACTAGCTGCTTCTCACGAACAAAGAATATCCAAAGTTCTTTTTGATCTTGAAGAAGATATTATTGCTCAATTACAAAGAGCCACTGATGGAGTTCCACTTACTACTGATCTAGCTATTCAGCTAAGACCAAATCTTAAAAGACTTATTGAAGAAAACTACCTGAAAGAAGGTACTAAAATAATCTCAGAATATGATGAGGTTGTTAAAGGATATATGGATTATATCAGGAGTGTTCCTGATAATTTAGTATCACCTAAATTTAAAACACTGACTAAACCTGATCTTAAACTTATCAACCAGTTAAAGCAGTTATCCTTTAGTGGATTTGAAGATGTAGCAAATAGATTTTTAGATACGATTGCTACAGAGGTGTATTCATCCGCAATCACTGGTAAACCATTTCCTCAGGTAGTAGAAAACATCAGAGCATCTATTAATGGTGTCTATAGACGAAGTAATGAAGCAGCAGTCAATAGATTAGTCAGCATTATAGAAGAAAACAGATACTCAGATGATCCTATAGCTAAAAAAAAATACTTAGACGCAAGAAAGATACTACACAGTAAATATGCTTCTGATATTAGAGGTGAAAATATGCGGAAGTACGCATCTCAAATAGCACATGATAGTATTATGCAGTTTGATGGTCAGTTCACTAAACACAAAGGTCAAGAAGCAGGAATAAACACATACAAATATACTGGCACAAACATTACCACCACTAGAGAGTTCTGTAGAGGTCAATTAAACGAAATTAAGACAGAAGAAGAATGGAGAGAGGTATTCACTAGGAACTGGAGAGGTAAATCAGGATCAGATCCATTTACTAACAGAGGTGGATATAGATGCCGCCATAGTTTGATACCTTATGATCCTGCATGGGATGCAATAGAGGATGTTCAGGCTAAGATACAACCAAGAGCAACTAATATTAAAAAAACTTCTGATGTAAATTTAAATCCATCATCATTAGCATCACCAATAAAAGAAAGTCAGTTAAAAGTATTAAGTAAGGGAATAGTGACTGAAAGATTAGCAAAAAGAGTTTTAGAAAACTCAAAAGATAAAAGATATCCAAAAGATGCTAATGGCAAAGATATAGGTTTTGGTATTCCTAAAAAGTTTAAATTTGGAGATGTTTATTTAGAAGGCTTAGATGATAGAACAATATCAGCACTTGAGGCTATACTTGATGAATTAGATGAGTTTGCAGTTAAATTTAATATCCCAAAAATTAGACAAATTATTACACAAGATAATTGGGGAAGAAAAAGATTACCAAGAGCATCTATGGGACAAGGTAGATTATATCTAAATCCAGAGCATCTGAATTTAGATAGAAAATTATCACCAGTTCATCTTAGAGAAAAAGATAAAGCTAAAGCTATACTTAACAAAGAGGAAGATTTCCCAAAGGTAAAATATGATAGAACAACAGGCTTAGAAGCTGACAGTATATTACCTTACAATAGTTGGTATTATTATGATGATAAAGTAGATCAACTTAGATCAACATTGTATCACGAATTTGCACATCATGTTCATCAACAATTTGGGTTTAAACTTGGCAGAACTGTATTTCAAGATGGTACTACATACGGAGTTTGGAGGGATATGAAATTTCCTTTAGAAGATAAAATATCTAAAATAAGAAAGAGAAGGTATAACACTGGAAATAATGCATATAATGGTGCGGTTGAATGGTTTGCAGATAACTTTTCATTCTACTATATGGGACAAAAGGATCTTGTTGATCCCAAATTTGTTAAATTTTTTGAGGAGGAGGTTTTAGAAAAATTATGATTTCAATAGAAAACAAAATTAAAATAGCAGATTTAGCAAACAAGAATAATATTACTGCTGATGACTATAAAGAAATATTTAGATTAAGGCAGCAAACAAAACCACATAATGAAAAAGATGAATTGTTTTTATTATCAATAGATGAAGTTTTAGATATGAAAATTATTGAAATTATAGAAAAAGAAGGTAATGACAATTTTCTTGAAGAAGAAGATAAATAACTATAAATCTTAAATAAATAACAACTAAAGGAGTTATAATTATGGCTGACGAGCAACAAACGGAAAATGTAGAAACTACAACTACTGAAAATGTAGAAGTTAAACAAGAGCAACCAGTAGAACAACCAAAACAAGTAGATATTGATAAGGTTGTCAAAGATAGACTTTATAGACAAGAGCAGAAACTTCTTAATGATCTAGGAGTATCTAATCTTGATGAAGCAAAATCAATCCTTGAAGAACGCAAAAAGCTAGAAGAAGAAAAGCAGCTTGAACGAGGTAAATTTGACGAGGTTATGAAAAAGAAAACTGTTGAATATAACGAGAAGATAGCCAAGTTAGAAAGAGAACTCAAGGATGAGAGAGTAGATAAACAGTTAATTAACTCAGCATCTAAACACAAAGCTATATCACCTGAACAGATCAAAGACTTAATGAAAGCAAAAGTTCAGTTAAATAAAGAAGGTAAAGTAGAAGTTCTTGATAATTCTGGAACACCTAGATATAACAAAGATGGAGATTTATTGACTGTTGATGAGGCAGTTCAAGAGTTTTTAACGCAGAACGCACATTTCCAAGCAGCAACTCCTTCTGGGAGTGGAAGTGTAAGTAATGTGGGCAAGTCGGACACGAACAAGACTATAAATATATCGGAACTAGACATGAATAATCCTGCTGACAGGAAACTCTATGCTGAACACAGAAAGCAAAGAGATAGTGTAAGTAAGATTGTTTTTAATAACTAATAATATCTATGGAAGGATATAAAAATGGCAAATGAAACAACCTCCAGTACGGTTAGTGAACTGTACACAGAGATCGTAGCTGAAGCACAATTCGTCATTCAAGAGAAATCTATAATGAAGAATCTTGTGAAGAACTACGCAATCGCAGGTGGTGGTAAAACAGTTGAAGTTCCTATTTATGCAGCAGTATCAGCCGCAGCAGTAAACGAAGCAACAGATTTATCTAACACCGCAATTAATCCAAGTTCTGTGACTATTACGGCATCAGAAGTTGGTGTAATGACAACATTAACTGATCTAGCAAGAAACTCAGCACCAAGAAATGTTGCTGCAGATATTGGTAGATTATTTGGTGAAGCAATAGCTAAGAAAATGGATCAAGATTTAATTGCTCTATTTGATGGCTTTAGCACTGCAGCAGGTACAGATAGTGCAGCATTAACTCCTGCAACTGTATTCAATGCAGCTTCAACACTAAGAGCAGCAGGTTTACCTGTTGATGAAACATATCTTGTATTGCATCCTAAGGTGGCATATGACCTAAAATCTGGTTTAACAAATACCTTCGCAGGTTTAGACCACGATCTATCTAATGAAGCATTAAGAAATGGCTTTATTGGTCAAATTGCAGGTATCAAAATCTTTGAAACTGGCAATATGTCAAACACAGGTACTGCAGGTGACTATAAAGGTGGAATGTTCCACAAAGATGCACTTGCTCTAGCTATGATGCAGGACATTAAGATTGAAACACAAAGAGATGCTTCTTTAAGAGCAGATGAGATTGTAGCAACAGCAGTTTATGGTGTTGGTGAACTACATGATTCATATGGTATTGAAGTAATAGCAGACTCATCAATCCAGTAATAATACTTTATGGGTGGGGTTAATTCCCCACCTGTTAGAAAGGCAAACATGAAACTTACTAATGGAAAAAAAACTATTGAAAGATCACAAATAGATTATGAAAAAAATAAAAAGATTTGGGAAATGCGTGGTTGGAAACCTGTTGAAGATAAGCCTAAAGTTGATAAGGTAGAGAAACCAAAGAAAAAGAAAGATAAATAATGGCAGCAACATCAGTATTCACAGTAGGTAGTTCAGATATTACATCTTACCAACCTGATATACTCGAATTTGGAATAACAAATTTTGATACTCAATTACAATTCGCAGAAAATGATGTTTTAAGACAAATTAGAGAAGAATGGTGGGAGAGATACCGCCATACAGTTAGATACAAAGATATTACTAAAGTTACTACTTTGGAAATGGATAACAGTAAACTCACTGATGCCCAATGGAAAAGATCAATTATTTATAAAGCATTAGCAGAGTATATTTACCCAATACTATCAAAGTTCAAAGATCCTGATGGTGGAGATGGCAAAGATGCTTTTCAAAACAAAATGGATTTTTATAGACAAAAATATAATGAAGAATTTCAAGCGGTACTAAGAGATGGTGTTGAATATGATGAGGATAGTAGCGGTACAATCCAAGCTAGTGAAAAAGAGCCAATTCATATGTTAAGATTGCAGAGGTAGAAAATGTGTGAATTTTGTAATGGCGAATGCGTATGTAGATAATGGTTGCTTCTGTTAGCATCAAATCTAATACGATACAGCTTCAAAAAGAAATACTAGCTATACAAAGAAAATTTCCTAGAACTATCAAAGAAATTCTTGCAAATGTATCTGCAATTCAAATTAGAAATATAAGGATTAGAACAGAAAAGGGTAAAAGTGTTAATGGATCACCATTTGCACCATATTCTACAAAACCATTTTTTTTCAATACAAAACCAGAATCAAAACCTGTATATAAATTTTTTGAAGGTGGCTATAGAGAATTTAGAGCATCTAAAGGAAGATCAACAAAACCAGACCTAAATTTTAGCGGTAAGATGCTTTCATCTATGACAACAAAAATAACTGCGAATCAAGCATCTTTATTTTTTAGAAGACAAGCAGAAAATAAAAAAGCATTTTTCCATGATATTGCAGGTGCAGGAAAAGGTAGAGTTGTTAGACCATTCTTTAGTATTAATAGACAAGAAGAAAATCAAATAGTAAAAGTATTTAATAGTAAAATTGGTAAAATATTACAATGAGTAAA